CGGTTTTTGCTATGTGTTAAACTTTCATAAAAATGCTTTGGCACGGTTTTTGTAGTGCGCAATTTTGGCACGGTTTTTGTTATGCGTGTGCGCCTGTGAAATTGTTTCACGTGGAACACAACTGTTAAACAAAGTTAAAAGAATAATTTAACACAAAATAACACGCCAACCGCTTGTAATTAAAATAAAATGCTTACTTTTGCAGCATGTTAAACAATTAAATACTTATCAAAATGGAAGCAAAAGATTTAGTTTATCAAAATCATTCAGTGTTAAACTTAGTTTATCAAAATCAGAAAGTTTTAAACGCAATGCAAAAGTTGGTATTGCAAAGTAAAAGTCACATTGAGTTTTTGGCGTCTGCTTCACCCGAAATTAGTACCAACTTGGAAAGCATCGCCGAAAGTATGCAAACACTTGCAGGGTTGTTGGAAAACCAAATTACGTTTAACCGTGATACCCGCATCAAGTTGGCAAAAGAAATCGCCTGCAAAAATCAAGCGTATGACTTTATAGCAATTGAAAAACTTGTCAGTAGGTTTAAAACCTTTTGCGAATGTTACCCGACAGACTTGTATAACCGTTTAACGGGTGCGGATATTCCAGACAAATAACAATCAGCAAGCACAAAGAAAAGGCGGCGCAATCAATATGCCGCCTTTCTTTTTGTCCTGCCTTGCAGTTACTCAATATAAACGCCGTCAGATAAAGCCGTGTATATCATTTCCTGCTCATCTGAAAGCATTTCGGCGGTATGGATAGGTGTAACATCATCGAACACATTAAACCCTCTGAAATCTCCTAAAATGCCCGTTTGTCGGTCGTTATTTCTACCCTCGTCCATACCCTCATACCACTTGCAATAAATGTAAGGTTCTAACCCGTATAATATATACGTGTTCCAATCATCATCGCCAACGGTTTTAAGTTCGTTTTCGCTTGTCCTATAAATTACGGGCTGGCATGGTTGCGTTTCTTCAATCTGAAACACAACGCCGTTATAAGAAAGTTTTGCCACACCGTTACCCGTTATAATGTCAATTACATATTGCAGGTTTATGTTTTTACCCACATAATCGACAGGCATGTTAACAAAACCTTTGAACGGTAAAAACACTTGTATTTCCCCGTCAAAATCCGTTGTATTTTCGTTGTGTGCCGGGATAGTAACGTTACCAAAATCCAGCGTTATATTTTCATTTGCAGGTTGTTCCACACTGATACCCGTGTTATAATCGCCACACCTTAACACATCGGCACTATATGGAGGGACATCTGCAAAAATTCTTTGTATGCGGTTAACATAACTTCCCAAATCGTAGGTTTCATTAAACCGCTTTTCGGCAAAGTCTTGCAAGTTATCCAAAGTAACGATATACACGTTGATAGCCCCGTAATTTTGCCCCACCACTTGTTTGGGGAACGCTTCAGCATGTATTATAACCTTATTATATTTGGTGCTATCTGTCAGCGTATAATCAAGGGAAGCGGATAGCTTGTCGGCACTGATATTAAACGGTATTTTAGTTCGTTTGCCGCCTACTCTGTGAACAAGTTGCAAATACACTTCGCTTGCGTCCGAAAATTCGGTATTCGGGTTTGCCGTCAATGTTACGTTTATACGGCTATCGTAGTCCACATAATCATTAAGCGGGGTGTCTGAAATGCAGTTAGACAAATCCACCGTTAGCGGCAATGTGTTTATAACCGTACCCGTTAGCGTAATCGGCTGCGATATATCAAAGTCGGATATTGAAACGGTTGCGGTCGCTTGGTATACGGTGTGGCTTTCCTGCATATCAACCGTTTTTAACCCGCCTGCTATTTGTGTATATGCTGCTTTGGGCTGGGCTATCCTTTTGCTGTAATAGTACTCTGTTTTCACGGTTATTTCCAGGGTGTTCCCGTCATATTCCGTTGAAAGTTCGGTATATTCTATATTGTTGACAACGTTCGGCGTAGGCTGTTTTTCGCTTGCCGTACCTATAACCGCAATATCAGTAACTTTTTTTAATGCCATGTCAACTCTCCTTTCCTTTTATCGTAATCATTATAATACTGCCGTCCTCTTTGAATAAACCCGTATTGGCGAAAGCAACCTTTTCAAAATTCGGAGTGCGTTTGTAAACTGATTCACGGTTTGAAATATACGGGTCGGGGTTGTCGCTTTCAGATACACGCCCCGTTGCTGCCAAAATTTCGCTTTCGTAGGTTTTCAGTACGTCAACACGCAACGAAAGTTCGTAGGCGTTGTTTCCCTCGAAACTTACCCTATCCACGAAATAATACCGTCCCAAATCGGGTATATAACAATAATTGAAAGTCGGTCGGGGCTGCTTTCGTAGTGTTACGGTCGGTCGCAATACATCGAAAGTTTGCCGCAAATCTCCAGCAATCGCCGTAAAGTCCCCCAACTGCTTGTTTACCGTGTTCGGGTGTCCGTTGTATGAATAAAAGTTTATCGTTGTCATATCTGCAAAGAAAAAAGGCGGTGCGGTGCGCTATCACCTGCACCCACACCGCCAAAGTTAAACAATCTAATACCTATCAATTTACTTGATAAAGAATACTACAAAGTTTTCGTTTGTATCGTTGAAATATCCAGCGTCAAACTTGTAATAGTTGTTGAAAAACTCTGCCTTTGCGTTATAGTTCGTTGTTACCCGTCTGTCAAGATTGCAAACGCCCAACGCATCACGGTCGAACATCACGCCCAACACGCCCGTAATTTCAACGGCTTTGCCGCCGCTTTCCTTAACCTTAATGTGTCCCGTGCTTGCAAACTCGTAGTTTTGTCCGCTGCCCTGCCAAAAAGGTACGGTTTCGGCTTGCGGCAAAAGCACATCTCCACGGTTGAACGTGTCGGAATAAAGATAGGTTTGCGCTGCCTTTGCGAAATCTGACAAAAGTACAACGTGCAGCATATCTTTCGGCGTGAAACGCTCCTTTTTACCCACATTGAACACGGTCGAAATGCTTTGCAGGCGGTCGGCATACGTTCCCATTACGTAAGACGCAAAGCGTATGAAATCGGGGTCGGTTATCGCCTTTGCCGCTGTCAGTGCATCAGGGTTCGGGGTCGGCTCGCCATCGCCTTGCGCCGGTGTTGCTGGGAAATACTTGTCATTGTACAACTTCAAAAGGTTTACACATCTTGCAGTGCTTGTGCTGGAAAGGTCTGCCCCTGTCATATCACCTGCCGCCGTTGCTCCAAACACTTGCGCATCAGCCAACACGGTTTCCGCAATCATATTGTTAATTGTGCGCATAATCAAAGCGTCCGCCTTGATAGTCATTGACTTTTCAACGGCTGCATAAATCATCGAAATAAAGCCGTTCAGTTGTGCGGCGTTGCTGAAACTTTCCTTAACTTGTCTTTCGGTGATTGATACGGGCACTTCAAACGTTACCTTTGAGTTGAAAAACTTTGCCGAAACGGTCGGTTTGTGGAACACGTCCTGCGAATAGGTTTGCCCGTCCTTCAAGTTCCAAGTGTCGTTTTCTTCTGCTTCGGGTACATCAGCACTTATTTTTTCCAATACGCTGCCGAACTCCCACGCATCCATTAAAACGCTAGGCACTTTGCCCGCATAAGGTCGGTTTACGAAAATCACCTTGCCTATATGGTTTACAAGTGATTTAACGTAGCTATCTACTGCATTTTGGTTAAACACTTCTGTTCCTAAATCCACAATGCCCGTTAAATCTTCCTGCACAATGTCGGTTTTGCCCAACACTTCACCCGAAACGCTGTTAATAATCGTGTAAATCTGTTTTACGTTCATATTGCTAAAAATTAAAATTAGTTATTCGTAAATACTCGTTGTTAATTCTCTTACAAGCGCAAAGATAATGTTTTTTCTCCAATTATCACGCCTTAACTGCAATTCTTTTTCAATTTCACTTGAAATTGACTTGCTTGCTCCCGTTCCTTTGCTTGTTTCGGTCGTTTTGCGGCTTTCTGTTCGGTTTCTCTCATCGTTTGCGGTCTTTCGGTCGCTGTCTGAAAAATCGGTATCGTTGAACGCCTTGTTTGCGCCCGTTTCGGTGTTGTCGGTGCTTTCCTGCAAAGTTACGGTTTCCGTCCGTTCAATTTGCCCCGTTACGGGTGTCAGTACATCGTAATCGGCTAACATCGCCGCCGCTTCACGTTCCCAGCCTTGCACGTTTATTGCAATCACCGCCGAAACAACATCGCTTGCGTTGTCGCTGGTTATGCTGCTTACAACGGTTTTGCCGCCGTACATCAGTAAGGCGTAAGCGTCTAACTTTGTCGGGTCGGTATCGCCGAAAATTGCGGCGTACTCTGTCGGGTATTCAGTCTTAAATACGGTTGCGAATATCCCGTTACCCGTTGTAAATAGTTCGCTGTATTTCATTGCTTATCGTCTTTGTTTTCTTCTGTTTCTTCTGTTTCTTCTGTTTCTTCTGTTTCGGTCGTTTCGGTGTCGTTTCCGTCCGTTTCGGTGTCGTTTCCGTCTGTTTCGGTGTCGTTTTCCTTTGCCGTTTCCAAATCAGCCGCCAAAGCGTTGTAATTATCCCTTTCCAAACCCCAACTTGAAGCAAGTTTAACCGAAATTTCGGTGTTAAACATCGCATTAATTTTCTCAACTGCATTTTGTCTTTCTTTTAGCATATTATCCACATACGGCAAAAGTACGTCTATATTCATAGATACCTCGCCCAAATTAAGGCGTTCACGCTTCATATTATAATTTGCGTTTAGACCCAACTCATTATACATACTCGCTTTGTAGTATTGTATCAGTTCAATAAGTTGTGTAATATACGCGCTGTTTGTGGTCGGGGCTGTCTGCATATTTACGCCTTTGAAAAAAGCGTTTTCGCCGATTATCGAAAACTCGCCGTCTTGTATCTTGCGCAAAAAATCGTCTGCACTTTGTTTTGTCTTGTCATCGCTGGCACTTATAAGCATCGTTATACGGGTCAAAATGCTTGCCGTGTTCAACGAAATAAGCCCGTCAGTATATAATACCGCATAACGCCCTATCAGCGGCAAAAGGCTTTCGCCGTTGCTGTCATTCTCAATCAAAACCCCGTCTTTCTGTATATCGTAGGTTTTGTTTAACTTTAATGCAGGGTTCGCCACGGTGTAAAGCGTTGCCCGTCCGTAAACATCGGGTTCGCCGCCTTTGCCGCCCGAAAGCGCATACAAAACCCCGTCCACGTTGGTAACAAAGGCGTTTCCCGTGGTCTGCAAAAGCCGCTCCAATTCTTTTTGCGGTATGCTGTCGGGCAAACCCTCGTATGCAAACATACTTTGAGTTTTCGCCAACGTGTTCTCCATAAATTCAGTTACGGCGGTGTCTTTGTCCCTTATTTGCGCTTGGTACAACTTGTAAATGTTATCTTTCCTTTTCATCTGTCAAAACTTTAATCAGTGTTGTAAGTTCGGCTAACACTTTCGTATTTTCCGCTATCGTATCTTTTAGGTGCTCCGTTTCGTCTTGGTGCGCCTGCCTTTGTTTCACCATATACCAAAACAAAGCCCCGCACATCACAATCGGAAAACCCAAACTTGAAATGAGTTGAATAAGAATATTTGCGTTCATATTGATAAATTTTTAGTTTCTATTGCAAAGGTAGTTATTTATTTCGTAAAACGTGCGGTTCGGCACGAAATTTGCACCAAACCGCCCGTTATTTTCATTTCAACGAAACTATGTTTGTCTTTGCGCTCGTGATTAAATAGTTGCGTACTATCTCGCCGACTTCGTTATCTTGGTAGAAAACTTTGTCTATTGCGAAAAACCGTGCGACTTGCTGCTCTACATAACTTGCGGTGCTTAACAACTTTCGTTTGTAGTTCGGTTTGCCGTTCATTTCAAGCGAATAAATAATGCTGTTTTCCTCATCTTTTATCGGGGTTGTCTTGGCGTGTATGTACGTAAAACATTCGTTGCCTACTTGGATAATGTTCCCCTGCAAAACAACATCGTTAAACTTGATATAGTACACAAACAACACGTCTTGCGGTTTGTACTTACAAGGCAAATGCGGATAAACTGCAAGTTCCCATTTGCCGCCCGTAATCATCTGCAAGTTTTGGTTATCGAAACAAAAATACTTGTTGCTGGCTTTGTGTTGTACGGTGCTACTGCAATACTCAACCGCAACGATTGCGCCGTGTTCGCCAAAGCGGTATATATCTATCGTTCCCTGCTCCATGAAAGGCACTTGCTTCAGACCCATTTCAGTAAAGTACGGGCAAAACTTGTTTACCGTGTTACCCAACATAAAAACCTTAACATCGTTGCGCTGGCGTATTATCGTGCTTAATAAGTTCATAAACAACATGAACTCATCGGGCAAATAATACCGCCGTGTCAGAAACTCATCAAACACAATCGTTGTAACATTCGGGTAACTGCTGCTTTTTTCGTGTTCCTGCTCTGAAAGGCAAAAGCCGTAACAAAACGGGGTCGGGTCGGGTGTCCGCTTGTTTTTCTCTGCATCGTAGTACGACAAAAACCATTTGTTCGACATATAGAAAATTTCATTAAATTTGCCCTCTGTCAGTTCCTCAATAAGCCCGTTTGCGGTGTGGTTGGCAAACAGGCTTTCGGCACGTTTACCCCTCAAATCCTCACGCCAACGGCGTATATATGCCATTTGCTTGCCCGTCTTGATATAGTTTTCCAAACCATATTTTAAGGATGCATAAGTCTTGCCGTTGGAACGCTCGCCAAATATCACGTTATAATCGGCGTTCTTGCTTAAAATCGCTTTCAAGTCGTAAAATTTCGGCTTGTCTGTCTTTGTCTTTCTTGTAGTCATACTCTTATTATTTTAGTCCTTAAATTTAATACCTCGCAAATAATTTATGTACATAACCGAAAGGGAAAGGCTGTAACCAGTCGGCTCTAAATGTACGCCCGTGCGTTCGTTGTAGTGCGCCGTGCTGCCTTTGTAGTCGGTTATCTCGCCTTGTATCTCGTAGTCAATATAAGTATGTATGTTCTTGCCCGTTGCTTGCGGCGGTATATCCAGATAGTTGGTAAACGCATCAAAGATACCGTCAGCCCCGTACTTTTCAATGAGGTACGGGATAGCGGCTTTTTTGTTCACGCCCGAAACGGTCAAACTGAAATCGTAAGCCCGTCCGCCTGCTTTTAGTGCGTTCGGTTCTTCTACCATGTAGCGTTTAGCCCCCAAAGTCTTAAACCGTGTATAAGTCCCTTCAAAGTCCCAAACGCCCAAAGTCTTTGTTATGCCTTTTATCGTTTGCGGCTCGCAAAGCGAAAACGGCAAACCGTGGTGCTTGCAGGCGGCACGCAATTTCATTTGCACCTGCATATTATAAGCCTTGAAATACGCTTCATGCGCTTTGCCGTTCATTATCTTAATGCTGTCGGTGTCGCTGTAAATGTAATCGTCTTTCGCTTCATGTATGCCCGTGAAAAGGTTGCGCCGTGCGTATGCTGTTACGAAAATGCCCCACGGGTAAAACAAAAAACGGTTCTTGCTGGTGTTGTACTTGTATAAGAGTTCCTGCTTTTGTTCGGCTGTCATTGAGTTAATATCCCATTCGCCGTTATAGGTGAACTCATCCCGCAAAGGGTTGGTAACACTCATGCCGTAACAGCTGTTTAACATCTCCTTGCTGTTTAGATATTCCACTTCTTTGCCCTCAACGCCTTTTAATTTCGTCTTGCTTTCGTACAAATGCAGGATAGATTTTACAAACGGGGTCGGCAAATACTCTTTCTTGTAACAATACATTTCACCAACTCGCATACTTTCCCATGAATAAAAGTTTTTGATTATATTAAAATCAACGTCCGTAATTGTCAGTGCAATTTTTGCAGCCGCCACGATACGCCCGTTATTCTCGCACGGGTTTTCTTTCACGAAACATTTGCTTGCGCTTATTGGGTTGTCTTGCGTTTCGCTGGCAAATATGCCCGTAAACTCAATATCAAACACGCAACAATACTTTGATATTAAAAACTCAAATTGCGCCGTACTCTTAACCGTTATCGCCACGCCTTGCGACATCGGGTATTTTTCCGCTATCATTACATACGGGTAACTGCTTGTAAAGTCGTAACTATCCACGTTATACATTATTTCGTCTGTGTATTCGGCGTTGGCGTGTGTAAAACCGCCTGCAAATGCACGTTGCAACATATTAAATTCATTCATACCCGTAATTTGTAGTTCCTGCATCAAGTTTACGTAATCCCAATTTGGTACGGTCTTTCCTGCATCGCTTTTTTCACGTAAGCAATGCGCACGGCAATACTTGCGCACAAACCCCGTCTTTGTTATCGGTATGTGCGTTATCCCTTTGCTTTCCTCGATACGTTCCTGTATGTAGCACATCACTACTTTAATATCGTTTACGCAATAATGTATTTCCTCATCGGTTAACGGCGTTTCGCTATGCCTTATTTGCTGGTAGTCCAAATCGCCCACGGCTTTTGCGCACTTGTATTTCATAAGTTGTTCGCCCAACTTTGCAAGTGAATAACCCGAAAGCAAGTAACTGCATCTAAACTCAATGTTGCCCGTTGTTATTGCGTAAATCGGCTTTCGTAAATCAATACTGAAAACCCGTTGCCACTCAAACCACTTGCGCAAAAACTGAAATTCGTATGAAAGGTTATGCACATACACAATAAGGCGTAATTTGTCATTCAGTTGCAAAACCTCGCTTACGGTCTGCATCATCGTAACAAACTCGCCCCACGTTCGCCCCATTATTGTATATCCGTTTATGCCAAACTGCCAAACGTACATTATTGCGGCTTTCTCTAATTTCGCCTTGCGCCCGTTGCTGTCCTGCATACGTTGCACTTGCTCGTATGTGTACGCCCGTCCGTCCGTATCACGGTAAAAACTTGTAGTTTCAATATCAAATGCGCACGGTATGTTGTAAAACCGTTCGCCCTTGCTGTTTCCGATAATGTTTTTTTCGTTTACGGCTGCTTTCAGTATTACGGTTATTTCGGTCGGGCTGTTTATTCTTTCTTGTAACTCAAAAGGTATTTTTTTCATAACCCGAACTTTGAAAAACCCTTGATAATGCGGTCTATTTCCCTATCCACTTCATCAAGTTGTCCCGAAATCTTATTTGCTTCACGTTGTATATTATCGTCAATCGCTCTTTGTATTGATACCGCTTCACTTTCTATTTGCGTGCTAATATCCAGTGCGCTTTGCTCTAGTTCGCCTGTGAAGTCCTTATACCTCATCAGATATTTCTCAACAAATTCAGTATCGGAAACGCTGTTTAACTTGCCCTGCAAATTTCTTGCCATAAGGTCAAACTCTTCTTTACTCAAGTCGTATGTAGCCCTTAAATGCTCATTATATTGCCGTGTTCCGCTTGCCGTACTTGTAGGCTGTCTTAAAAAGGATATTGCTTTACCATATTCTATTTTTAGGCTTTCCCAATCTTGATTCATTGAAAATTTGGTATATTTCCCCGTGTCCCTATGTAAAGCCGCAACCGCTGGAGAAATCAAACCTGCTTTCTCTATATTCTGAATACGCCTATTTGCTTGCTGAAATACCCGTGATATTTCTTTCCTTAATTCGGGGCTGCTTTCAACTGCCTGCAATATCTCTTTATTTAGCCGTGTTTTGCTCGTATGAGCAAAAACAGACGGGGAAAAAGGTATCTTAATTTTTTTCGCCATACCGTGTTATATTAAATAGGGGTTACAAACATTGCAACCCCTACAAAGTTAAACATAACTTTCCAAACTCTTACAAGTCCACAAACGAAATAGAATAACACTTCTTGCCGTGGCTCTCGTACTCGTAAATCGTGTACCCGACTTTTCCGTCTTTGATAGTTTGTACTGCCTCATCATCGGCGAGAATTTCACGTACCGTTTCGGTGGTGTGGCTTGGTAGGTTCACCAGCCGTTTGTTTTCCTCATCAATAATTACGGGGCTGTCGCCTAATTGTGATTTGTGGACATAAAGCCCGTTGATTTTGTGTACCACATCTTTGCCTCCCTCATTTTGAGAGTTGAAAATATCGGCTAACTTGGTGTACTGAAAATCGGTTGTGTCAATGCCAAACGTGGTCTTGTTAAATTTACTTGCAAAACTTTTCATTGTAGTAATTCTTTTAATTGTTAAACTTGGTGTTAATTGTTATTCGGCTGTCTGTCCTTGCGGTTCATCGTCAAACGGCAAATTCAGTTCGGGGTTGTCTTTCGGCTTCAAGTCCATAAGCCACGCACGAAAGCGGTTTATTTTCATAACTGCACGCTGGTTGCGGCAAACTTCATTACACGCCATAAGGCTACCCAACGCCGACATAGCGGCAAACGAAAATTCGTCAAATGCGTTTCTTTTTTCTTCGTTCATTGTAGTAAACTTTTAATTGTTAAACTTATTTTGTCTTTGGAAACTTAACCGTTCCACCGTGATATATATACGTTGTATCGGTTGTTATTATCGTGGCTTTGCCGCTGCTGGCTGTGTTATGTGCAACGCTGCACCCCTGCAAAATTGCAGATAAAAACAACATCGCCCCACATACGGCGAAAATCATAACACACATTGCAACCTCTTTAATTGCTTCTTTCGGCTGCTCTTTGAAATGCTTTACTAACTCTTTCATATTTTCAAGTTGTTAATTGAACACTGCAAAGATACAACATTTTTCTAACATACAAGCATAAGCACACAAATTATTTTCGTTTTAACTTTTATTAACTCTTGGTGTTGTGTTCCACGTGAAACATTTTATTTTGTGCATCGGTGTGGCAGTGTTCCACGTGAAACAATTTCACAGGCGCACACGCATAACAAAAACCGTGCCAAAATTGCGCACTACAAAAACCGTGCCAAAGCATTTTTATGAAAGTTTAACACATAGCAAAAACCG